AAGCGGAGAGGATAAAAAAATAGCCCAGCTATTGCCGGCAAATGATTAATAGAAGGGATACGTACTACTCCTGCAATCGAATATACCTGATAAAAATTAAACGAAACATAAACAGGTATAATTACTTGGTGTAGGTTTTATAATTAAGGATAATAAGGTTAATAAACCTTTTTGATAGTCATTAAATTATTGCTTTGGCTTTTTTGCGCGAGATATTTTTCTTTGTTGGGTAATTATCCTGAATGGTATGTTTTTTGTTGATGACTTGGTTTGTCAGCCAGCACGTTATGCCTTACTCTTAATGTGCATTTATTAGGAGGTTCATAATGAAAGATATTAATTTTATTGTGGGGCAAAATATCCGTGACTTAAGGCACAGTAATGGTTTGACAACACAGATGTTAGCCCAAATGCTGGGGGTATCACAGCAGCAGATGTCAAGGTATGAACGAGGTGTTAATAAAATAGATGTCAGTATTGTATTTAAGATAATAAATATATTTCATGTTTCATATGATTCTTTATTTCCTCAGCCAGATACCGGTGATTTTTTACAGACAAAACAATCACTGCTTTATATAGACCCGATGACATACCATGATGAATATTCGTCAAATTAATTTGAAATAAATACCAAGCATAAAGTGTTTCTGTGTTCAAAGAGCTTTCAGGATATTAAGATAAAAAAGAGCCCCAGGTTAGAGGGGCATGAAGTGAACTATCAGTAGATCATATTATCGTTATGGTCGTTTTTCAGAACGTTAATCCATCTCTCAATATACACAGTCGCTTGCTTTAAACTGTGAGTTGAATCATATAAAAAGATGTTGAAGGAAATGTGACAGGCAAAAAAATAGCCCATGCATCATGCTGAGCTAAAAATCGACAAGGAATACGTAAAACTTGTGCCTGTTAATATAATCATAACAAATCAAACAAATCAATAACACATCGCTAAATAGCGGGGCTTTTTAATAGGCAAAAAAATAGCCCCTGGTGTTGAGGCTGCAAAGGATGGTGTAGATATTTATTGTTATCAAATGTCGGATTAATCCTATCTGATGTATTTATCGCATTCAATATACAACTTATAAAATATTTGTAAATTATCAACACTCCGTTTAATGACGGGCTTTGTTATGCGCGGCGTTGTCGCAGTCTCCCTGTGTTAATTATGAACCGCTTATCTCATGCGGTGAGTGCACGGAGAGAATCAAAAACAACGAAGTCACGGATGGGTAATCCGCATGCGTGGGAACGGCAACTATTGGCGACATGGTCGTGACAACCGGAGAGACGGTATAAACCAATCATAAAGCCTGTTCATAATGAGCAGGCTTTGTAATCGGAGGATATGATGCCACCACGTATACCCCGCGCGTGCCGCAAGCGAGGCTGCGCAAAGACAACTACCGACCGCAGCGGATACTGCGAGGAACACCGCAATACAGGCTGGGAGAACCACCAGCAGGGTAAAAGCCGACACGAACGCGGATACGGTACCAAGTGGGACAGGTTGCGTGCTGTGGTGCTGAGCAGGGATAAACACCTATGCCAAGAGTGCCTGCGTGAAGGCCGGGCAACTGAAGCAAAGACAGTTGACCACATCACACCTAAAGCACATGGGGGAACCGATGCGGAAAGCAATCTGCAGAGTCTGTGCTGGCCATGTCACTACCGGAAGACTGCAACGGAGAGAACACGATGAAAAAGAAGCAGGTTAAGCTATCCAGGATGTTCAAAGGCGGGAGGTTTGTCGGGTATTGCCTCAGTGTTGATGGTGAGATGTTATCCCACCAGACCGACATAAAGATAGAAACAACAGCGCCGCCGCATTCATCTATATCTGTTAGTTTTCTCTGGCGTCCGTCTGTGGTTGATGATGCTCCGGATATTCACCTTGAATAGTGCAGGGGGAGGGGGAGGTCAAATCCCTGCCGCCCCACGGCCAGAGGACCGCCGCCTTAGTCAGATTTTTATACCCGCGAAAAATGAAATTAAAACCGGCTGATCTGTAAGCAGTATTTATGTATCCGTAAGGAGGGATTTTATGGCTGGCACTCCGGGCAAATCTGGTCGCCGCCCGAAGCCGACAGCCAGAAAAGAACTGGCTGGCAATCCCGGCAAACGGGCACTGAATAAAGATGAGCCCGTTTTTACCCCGCTGACCGGTGTCGACCCGCCGGACTGGTTTGCGGAAAACGATTTGCACCTCGCTGTCACAATGTGGGAAATGACCGTTAAAGAGTTGTGCGGACAGGGAATTATCTGCCTGACTGATTTGGCCGTTCTTGAGCGCTGGTGTGTTGCTTATCATTTTTGGAGGGAGCTGGTTATCGCAATAGCCAGAGACGGTACCCGGCTGAAAGGTGCAACCGGCGGACCGATAAAGAACCCCGATTTAACCGCGAAAAAAGAGCAGGAAAGCGAAATGGATCGCACCGGTGCAATGCTCGGTCTGGATCCGGGAAGCCGTCAGCGTCTGATCGGGTTGGCGGGACAGAAAAAACAGGATAATCCGTTTATGAGGTTAATCACATCATGAGTCGCAAATCTTACCCGAACGTAAACGCGGCCAGTCAGTATGCCCGCGACGTGGTTCGCGGCAAGATTGTGGCCTGTCAGTACGTGAAAGATGCCTGCCAGCGTCATCTGGATGATCTGAGTGAAGAAAAAAGCCGTAAATTCCGGTACCGGTTTGATAAAGACCTGGCGGAACAGGCCGCAAAATTTATCCAGTTGCTGCCGCACACTAAAGGTGAATGGGCATTTAAGCGCATGCCGATAACACTGGAGCCGTGGCAGCTATTTATTGTCTGCAGTGCATTTGGCTGGGTTCACAAGGGCAGCAGGCTGCGGCGGTTCCGTGAAGTTTATACGGAGATCCCCCGTAAGAATGGCAAATCAGCTATTTCAGCCGGTGTTGCTCTGTATTGTTTTACCTGTGATAACGAGTTTGGTGCTGAAATCTACTCCGGTGCAACCACGGAAAAGCAGGCATGGGAAGTGTTCCGTCCTGCAAAACTGATGTGTAAGCGTACCCCGCTGCTGACGGAGGCATTCGGTATCGAGGTCAATGCGAAAAACATGAACCGGCCGGAAGACGGGGCGCGGTTTGAGCCGCTTATCGGATCCCCCGGTGATGGTCAGTCCCCGCACTGCGCTATCGTTGATGAATACCATGAGCACGACACGGATGCCCTGTACACGACCATGATTACCGGTATGGGGGCCAGGCGGCAGCCGCTGATGTGGGCTATCACCACCGCCGGATATAACATTGAAGGCCCGTGTTACGACAAGCGGCGTGAAGTGATTGAAATGCTCAACGGCACGGTGCCGAATCCTGAGCTTTTCGGCATTATTTATACCGTTGACGATGGTGATGACTGGACGGATCCGGCCACTTTGCGTAAAGCAAATCCGAATATGGGGGTTTCTGTTTACAGTGACTTCCTTATCAGCCAGCAGAACAGAGCCAAAAACAATGCCCGTCTGGCGGGTATATTTAAAACAAAGCACCTGAATATCTGGGTTTCCGCCCGGGCGGCCTATTTCAACATGGTGTCCTGGCGGGGATGTGAGGATAAGACACTCACCCTGGAAATGTTCGAGGGGCAATCCTGTGTTCAGGCTCTGGATTTAGCCAGAAAACTCGACATGAACTCACGGGTAAGGCTTTTTCACCGGGTTATTGACGGCAAGCGACATTACTACTGTATTTCACCTGATTTTTATGTTCCGTATGACGCCGTATTCAGCGTTGATGTTGAAAACAGACGTACAGCAGAGCGTTTTATGAAATGGGTGGAAACAGGGCACCTTAAGCTGACCGAAGGGGCAGAAATTGATTACCGCGTTATTCTGGAGGATGCGAAGGCCGGAAACCTGATAAATCCGGTTGATGAGACAGCTATCGACCCGCATGGCGCAACAAACATTTCCCATGAACTGGCTGACGAGGGGATGAATCCGATCACCATAGTACAAAACTACACCAACATGTCCGACCCGATGAAGGAGCTGGAAGCTGCTGTAGCGGCCGGACGGTTCCACCATGACGGCAATCCGATCATGACATGGTGTATCGGTAACGTGGTCGGCAGATATCTGCCGGGCAATGATGATGTTGTCCGCCCAACCAAAGAGCAGAACGAAAACAAAATTGACGGTGCAACAGCGCTGATTATGGCCATAGGCAGAGCGATGCTGAATGACCGAGAAGAAACGCTGTCATCAGTTTTAACTTCACACGGGCTCCGCTCACTCTGAGGAAATCCAATGAAATTACTGACTATTACCGCTCTGCTGGTGGGGGTTGCGGGTGCCTGTCTGCTGGCGTTCGGTGCCTGGCTGCTGATGCCTGCCGCCGGGTTTATCACTGCCGGCGGTTTATGCCTGCTCTGGTCATATCTGGTATCAAAATCAGCGGGCAGCCTGAATAACAACGGAGGATCATAATGTTCTTTCCCGGTTTATTCAGAAAATCCGGTACGGGTATAAGCTCATCAGAACTCAGCGAAATGATCGGTCTGACCTATGACACCTATTCCGGCCGCCGCGTCAGTCCGCAACTGGCGATGCAACTCACGGCGGTATTCAGCTGTGTTCGTGTGCTGGCCGAATCTGTCGGCATGCTGCCGTGTTCTCTTTATGAGCAGCTTGACAGAGGAAACCGGCGGGCGGTCCGTGAGCGGCTGAACAAATTGCTGTCAACCAAACCCAACAACTACATGACACCGCAGGAATTCTGGGAATTACTGATCGCCTGTCTGTGTCTGCGCGGCAATTTTTATGCTTATAAAGTCAAAGCGCTGGGGGAGGTGGTGGAGCTGCTGCCGCTGGAACCGTCCTCGGTTACACCAAAACTGAACAGTAAGTGGGAGCCGGAATATCAGGTTACTTTTCCGGACGGAAAGCGCGATACGCTGACACAGGATGATATCTGGCATGTACGGATTTTCACCCTGGACGGATTAACCGGACTCAGCCCGATAGCGTATGCAAAACAGGCTGTAGGGCTGGGACTGGCTACCGAAGAACATGGTTCCCGATTATTCGGTAACGGAACAGTAACCAGTGGCGTTCTGCAGACTGACCAGTACCTGAAAGACGATGCCTATGAGCGGTTGAAAACTGATTTTGAAAACCGGCATCAGGGTCTGGCGAATGCGCACAAACCCATGATCCTTGAGATGGGGCTGAAATGGCAGCAAATCAGCATGACATCAGAAGATGCGCAGTTTCTTGAAACCCGCAAATTCCAGCTGGAGGAAATCTGCCGTATTTTCCGTGTTCCGCTGCACATGATCCAGAACACCGACCGGGCAACGTTCAACAACATTGAAAACCTCGGGATCGGATTTATCAACTATTCCCTGGTGCCATACCTCACCCGCATTGAACAGCGCATTAATGTCGGGCTGGTAAAACCGTCAAAACAGGGCGTTTTTTACGCAAAATTCAACACCGGAGCACTGTTGCGCGGTGATATGAAGTCACGGTTTGATGCTTACGCCACCGGTATTAACTGGGGGATCTATTCGCCCAATGAATGCCGGGAGCTGGAAGAACTCAACCCGCGTGATGGCGGTGATATCTGGCTGACACCGATGAACATGACCACAAAACCGGAGAGCACCCCGGAAAAAGAGGAAAAGCAGCATGTCGATGATGACTAAACAGCGGCTGGATATACCGCTGAAAATAAAGTCGGTCACTGAAACCGGCGAGTTTGAAGGGTACGGATCGGTTTTCGGCGTGAAGGACAGCTACAGCGATATTGTCGTACCCGGCGCTTTTCAGGCATCACTGAATGAATGGCGGGAGAAGGGCAGTCTTCCGGCCATGCTCTGGCAGCATCAGATTTCCGAACCGGTCGGTGTGTATACCGAAATGCGGGAGGATGACACCGGCCTGTATGTCAAAGGGCTGTTACTTATCGAGGATGACCCGCTGTCTAAACGGGCTCATGCACATCTGAAGGCCGGATCATTATCCGGCCTTTCTATTGGCTACATACTGAAAGACTGGGAGTACGACCGGAATAAAGGTGCTTTTCTCCTGAAAGAAATTGATCTGTGGGAAGTGAGCCTGGTGACCTTCCCGTCCAATGATGAAGCCCGGGTCAGTGATGTTAAATCGGCATTCGCCCGTGGTGACATCCCGTCACAAAAAAGTATTGAGCGCGTCCTGCGTGATGTCGGACTGTCGCGGACACAGGCTAAGGCATTTATGGCCGACGGCTACCATGCTCTCTCTCTGCGTGACGCAGAGGAAGATGCACTGGAAACACTTAAATCCATTAATTTTAATCAGTAAGGGGCTGTTATGGCTGTTGATCATAAGGATGTAAGCGAAGTGGCAAACGAACTGAAATCTTCATTTGAAGAATTTCAGACAAAAAATAACAAACGTATTGATGCCATCGAGTCAGAAAAAGGCAAGTTGGCTGAATCAGTGGAAACCCTGAACGGAAAATTATCCGAGCTGGATGAGCTGAAATCGTCACTGGAAGCAGAGCTTGCGGCAGTGAAACGTCCGGGCGGCGGTGTGGCAAACAAAGATGTCGCTGAACACAAAGGCGCATTTGAGCTGTTTGTCCGCAAAGGTAAGGATGATGGCCTGGCTGAGCTGGAGCAGAAAGCGATGCAGATTGGCTCTGATCCGGACGGCGGTTATGCCGTACCGGAAGAACTGGATCGCAACATTATTTCTGCTCTGCGAGACGAAGTCGTTATGCGTCAGGAATGTAATGTTGTCTCAGTCGGCACCCCGAGCTACAAGCGCCTGGTGAATAAAGGCGGAACAAGCAGTGGCTGGGTCGGTGAAACGGATGCCCGTCCGGAAACAAGTACCTCAAAAATCGGTATCGTTGAGCCGGTATGGGGGGAGATTTACGGTAATCCGGCAGCGACCCAAACGATGCTGGATGATGCCTTTTTCAACGTTGAACAGTTTATTACTGATGAACTGACAATTGAATTCGCTGAGCAGGAAGAAGCGGCATTCACCAACGGTGACGGCAGCAAAAAACCGAAAGGGCTGTTGGCTTACGGCAGTGATGATAAAGGCGATAAAGATCGCGAATGGGGCAAGTTACAGCACCTGTTGCTGAAAAAACCGGACGAACTGACTGCCGATGAAGTGATGCAGCTGGTTTATACCCTGCGCAAACCATACCGTAACGGTGCTAAGTTTATGATGAATAACAGCACGTTATTCAAAGTGCGCACCCTGAAAGATTCCCAGGGCAACTACCTGTGGCAGCCGGGTCTGCAACTGGGGCAGCCGTCCGCATTGCTGGGCTACGGTATTGCGGAGAATGAGCAGTTTGCTGATATGGCTGCCGGTGCTGCTCCGCTGGCGTTCGGTAACTTTAAGCGCTGCTACACCATCCTGGATCGTATTGGTATCCGCATGCTGCGCGACCCGTACACTAACAAGCCGTTTGTGCACTTCTATACCACGAAGCGTGTCGGCAGCATGATGGTGGACAGTAACGCAGTGAAATTACTGAAAGCCGCAGCCGGTACGAAGTAATCAGTCACGGCGGCAGAAATGCCGCCACTTCCGGAGGTTTCATGCCATTACCGACAATCGAAGAGCTGAAAAGGCAATGCTATATCGATGGTGATCATGATAATGATCTTTTGCAGCAATTTTTAAGCGCCGCTGTTTCCGAAGTTGAAAGGGTCACTAATCGCAGACTTTATGAGGAAAAAACGGATAAAGACGATCCGGGTGCTCTATTTTTAAGCGCAGATATAGAACTCAGGTTAAGGCAGATGGTCGGGTTTTGGTATGAAAACCGGGAAGGTCAGTCATTACCTGATTCTCTGTACCGGCATTTAAGAGATTACCGGCGCAGGCCGTAAGGATGGATTTATGCAGGCTGGTCGTCTGAGGCATATTGTCACCTTTCAGAGGGCTGAAATAACAATACTCCTGTCTGGCCAGAGAGAAAAGCTATGGGTTGATATTGGTCCGCCTGTGAATGTGGAGGTCAAACCAGTCAGCGGGCGCGAGCTTATCACCGCCGGAGCGGAAATGTCAGAAATTACTGTCCGCGTATGGTTGCGTTACCGGTCTGATATTAATCCCGCATGCCGGATGGTATATCGCGGTCAGGTCTACGATATTCAGGCAGTGATCCCGAATGTGAAATTTACCCGGCTGGAACTGCTGTGTAAACAGGGGGTGAAAGATGGCTGATATGGGGCTGGATTTATCCGGTTTTGCTGAGTTGTCCCGTGATCTGGAATTACTCAGCCGGGCTGAAAATACCCGTGTGCTGCGGGAAGCGACGAAAGCGGCAGCGGATATGCTGCGGGATGAAGTTCGTCAGGGGGCTCCACGAAGAACCGGCAAGTTAGTACGTAATATCGTTACCGGCGGACAACGAAGTAAAGGTCGCAATGAGGTTGCTGCCGGAGTGTATGTGCGCGGAACCAATGCTGCCGGTACCAACAGTGACAGCGAGATGAAAACAGATGATCCGCGTAATGCGTTTTACTGGCGGTTTCTGGAGAACGGCACATCAAAAATGGCACCACAACCGTTTATCCGCCCGGCCTTTGACGGTAAGGCGGATGAGGCCGCGGATCTGGCGCTGAGCAAACTCAGTCAGGCTATAGATAAGGTGCTGAGCGGATGAAAGAATCTGATTTGTTTTCTTTACTTTCCCCGGTACTGCCGGGCAGGGTTTTCCCGTATGTGGCTCCGCAGGATGAGCCAAAAATTCAGCCGCCGTGGTGTGTTTTTTCACTTTATGATGTCAGCGGTGATGTGATGTGCGGCCGTGCTGAGACGATGACTAATATTCAGATTGATGTGTATGCAAAAACCATCGATGAAGCCCGCAAAATCCGTGATCTGTCTGTTGCTGCTATTTCTCCGCTTTCACCGGCTGAGTTCACAGAGAAGCAGGGGTATGAAGCCGATACCGCGCTTTACCGGGCCACGCTGGAGTGTCAGGTCTGGCAGTAACTTAATCTTGAACAACAAGCTGCTGCGGCAGCTTTTTTTATGCTTACAGGAAAATAACTATGTCTAGCAAATATGAAAAAACGCAGGGCACGAAAATCAGTATTTCAAAACTGCCGGCAACAGAAGCAAATCCCGCATCTGCTGAGTTTCTGCCGCTGGCCTGTGCGGCCAAAGAGATCGGTTATACCGGCGGACAGAAATCGGACATTGATGTCACCACCCTGTGTTCGACTGAACAGGAAATGACCAATGGCCTGGCATCCCCGGGTGAGGTCACAATTTCTGGTAACTGGTCTCCTGATGAGGGGCAGGAAGCGCTGCGTACTGCCTATGACAATGACACGATCCATGCGTTCAAAGTGGAGTTTCCGTCAGGTAATGGTTATGCCTTCCTGGCAGAAGTCCGTCAGAACAGCTGGAGTGCGGCAACCAGCGGACTGGTCACCGCATCTTTCACGCTGCGCATGAAAGGTAAGCCTGTTCCGCTGAAAAACGGGACGGTAACTGAGCCGGGAAAGGGGGAATAAGCCGTGGCGAATCCGAAACTGTCATTAAAAGAACTGGCACTCAGTCCAAAAAACGCCTTCCGCTCAAAAATGGTGAAGGTACCTGAATGGAACGGTATCGCCGTTATTCTGCGGGAACCGTCTTCGGCAGCCTGGCTCAGATGGCGTGAGCTGATGAATACCGACGGGGAGGGTGATAAAAAGTTGTCGGAGGCAGAACAGGCGCAGCGCAATCTGCGGGCTGATGTGGTGATGTTTTCTGATGTGCTGCTGGATGAAGATAAAGAGCGGGTGTTCAGTGATGACGACACTGAAGAAGTGATGGCTGTTTACGGGCCGGTTCATGCCCGTCTGCTGAAACAGGCACTTGATCTGATGACCACGCCGGATGAAGCGGAAAAAAAGTAGCGCAGCCCGGGATGTTTTTTCTGATGACACTGGCGCTCCGGATGGGGCGCACAGTGGATGAACTGACCAGAACGATGAGCGCCGGTGAGCTGACCATGTGGATGGCTTTTGACCGCCTCAGCCCGATCGGGGACATCCGCAGTGACATACAGACGGCCCATATTGTCTCATCACTGTACGGCGCACAGGGCGGCAAACTCAGCCTGAATGATGCGATGCTGAAATGGGGCGCTCAGGATGAGAGACCGCCCGGTGACAGTCTGGAAGAGTTTCTCGGATCTATTTCTGAACATTGATTTTATTTTCTGAACGGGGGAGTAATGGCGAAGCTTCGTGAGCTTATTATTAAAATATCGGCTAATTCATCCTCGTTTCAGTCTGAAATAGCCCGCGCTTCACGGATGGGGGAGAATTATTACCGGACGCTGGAGCAGGGCGGCCGCAAAGCAGCATCGGCATCACGCGAAACGAAACGGGCAATCAGTGAGCTGAACAATGAACTGTCATCAATAAAATCGACAGTAACCGGCGTAATGGGGGCTATGGCCGGTGCTTTTGCCACGCAGCAACTTATCAGTTATGCCGATACCTGGAGCCAGTTAAGCGGTCGCCTGAAACTGGCCTCTGTGTCTGCGGAGGATTTCAGCCGGGCGCAGCAGGAGCTGATGTCGTTAAGTCAGCGTACCGGCACATCACTGGCGGCAAATACCAACCTGTACGCGCGTATTGCGCAGTCGATGCGTGATGCGGGTTATGCCTCGGGGGATGTGGCAAAAGTCACGGAAACCATCGCAACTTCACTGAAGCTGTCCGGTGCAGGCACTGAAGAAGCCAGCTCTGTTATTACACAGCTGAGTCAGGCTCTCGGATCCGGTGTTCTGCGCGGTGAAGAATTTAACGCGGTGATGGAGAACGGCGGACGACTGGCAAAACTGCTGGCGGACGGGATGGGAACGACCATCGGCGGTCTGCGTGAAATGTCACAGAGTGGTAAGCTCACCATTGACAAGATAGTGCCAATTCTGACCAGCACTGAACAGCTCAGAAAAGAATTTGAGCAATTACCGCAGACTGTCAGCGGCGCATCCCAGAAAATTGAAAACGCCTTCATGGCATGGGTGGGCGGGGCTAATGAGGCATCGGGCGCAACCAGCACGCTGACCGGCGCACTGAATGGTATTGCGGGAAATATAGACACTATTGCCACCGTTGCCGGTGCGCTGGTTGGGGTTGGCCTTGCGCGGTATTTCGGCGGGCTGACCGCCAGTGTGACCAAAGCAACCATCGGGGTGGCCGGTGCCGCAAAAGGCGAGGTCGCTCTTGCACAGGCTCAGCTGCGCGGAACACAAATTGCGGTTGCCAGAGCGCGTGCGGCAGAGTACCGGGCACAAAAATCACTGGCAGCTGCACGCGGAACCGATGCGCAGGCAGGCGCAGAAAAGCGGCTTGCCGCTGTACAGGCATCCGTTGCACGCAATATTAACGCCCGCAATATCGCACAAAACAACCTGAATAACGTCACATCTGTCGGTTCACGTCTTCTTGGTGGTGCGCTGGGGCTGGTCGGTGGTATTCCGGGGCTGGTGATGCTGGGTGCCGGTGCCTGGTACACCATGTACCAGAAGCAGGAGCAGGCAAGACAGTCCGCACTTGAATACGCCGCCACCATTGACCAGGTTCGTGCCAATCTTAATAAAATGACGCTGCCGGAAACCGCTGATAACTCCGGTAAAACCAAAGAAGCCCTGACTGCGCAAAATAAACTGGTTGATGAGCAGCGTCAAAAAGTCGAAGGATTAAAATCAGAGATAGCCGGATATCAGCAGATACTGGCCTCACCCGGCCCCAGTATCAACGGCTACCTGATTAACCATCTGATCAGTCAGGAAGATGCGGTTAAATCACTGGCTTCTGCGCAGGATGAGCTTTCGGTTGAACAGAGCAGGCTCAATGAGCTGAGCAAAAAATCGGAAGAGATTCAGTCAGCGCTGAAAGCGGTCGAAAGTCAGCGCGATTTCCTGATTCGTCAGCAGTCAGCTGCCCAGAATGATATGCGCATGTCATTACTGATGGTGAATGCTGAGCACACCGAGTTTAACCGTATTATGTCCGTCGGCAACCAGCTCCTGACAAACCGTCAGGCACTGGTTAACAGCCCGATGCGCATTCCCGCCGCCCCTCTGAGTGAAAAACAGCAGGATTTCATACAAAAATCAGAGCGGGACAAAGAGTTATCTGCACTGACCGGGGAAGCCCGTGTTATCCGGCAGGCTGAGTTTGCCGCAGATGATATCGGTCTGCTGAATAAACCCGAATTTGCCGATAACCGGCAGAAATACATTGATAATCAGGTGGCAGCCTACCGGAATCAGGAAAAGCTGAGTAAGGAACTGAAAGCGGGTAAAAGCGCCCAGAGTGCTTTCAATAAAGAGCAGAAAGAAGCGGAACGTCAGGCGGAGCAGTATACCCGTAAAATGGCGGATCTGAGTGTGGCCACGGAGGTTCAGAAAGTTAGGGCCACGCAGGGAGAGAAGGCCGCAGAGCTGTATGCGGCTGCGCATGAGGCCGGTACCAAATGGACGGATGAGCAGCGAAAAGCGATCCGTGCATCCTCGGTTGCCCTGGCGGAGTGGACACAAAAGGCCGATGAGGCGGTCAGAAAGCAGCGTGAAATGGATGATGCGCTGAAAGCGATGCGTGACGGTGCCCGGAAATTCAGTGACGAAGCGGAGCAAATTGATAAAACCCGGGGAATGGGCGGAAACCGGCGCAGTCTTTACGATGAGCGTCAGCAGATTGATCGTGTTTATGCCAAATCTGATCAGGGAAAAAGTGCGACCGAAGCTTATAACCGGGAGATTGACGCACTCAACCTGAAATATCAGAAAATAAAGGAGGTTCAGTCTGACTGGACCAGCGGGGTTACCCGGGGGATGGAAGACTGGGTTGCTGAGGCCGGAGACTATGCGGAGCAAACCGCATCAGCAGTGCAGAGCGCCATGGGCGGTATGGTGAATAACATCACTGACATGCTGAACGGAAATAAAGCCAGCTGGCGCGACTGGTCAATAGATGTCCTTAAATCCATCCAGAAAATACTGGTCAACGCTGCCATCGTGAACAGCCTGAAATCCATGTCAGATGCCGGTGGCTGGATTGGTGCTGTCGGTAACTTCCTGGGAGGTGCCGCGGCAAATGCCAAAGGCGGGGTATATGATTCTCCGGGACTGAGTGCGTACAGCAATCAGATAGTCAGCACCCCGACTTATTTTGCGTTTGCCAAAGGTGCCGGGCTGATGGGGGAGGCCGGACCGGAAGCGATTATGCCGTTAACACGGGCGGCGGATGGCTCTCTGGGTGTCCGGGCGCTCGGCGGAAATCAGAACAGCGGTTCAGCGGCACCACAGGTGTTTATTACCATTGGCAGTAACGGCGGCAGCCAGACGCAGTCGTCAACTGGTTATGAACAGTTTGGCCGGGAGATTGGGCAGTATGTAGACCAGCGTTACCGGGCGCTGATTAATACAGATCTGCGGCCCGGCGGTGCCATCTGGTCGGTTGCGAAAGGGGCCCGTCAATGATTGAAATTTTCACCTGGTGTCCCCGTGTTAATCCCACGGAGGACATCACCTATAAAACCCGCAGGGCGAAGTTCGGTGATGGTTATGAGCAGGTGTCCGGTGACGGTCTTAATCCCCGCAGCCAGAAGTGGTCACTGGAATTTACCGGTCGCGGGGAGTATATCGCGGCTATCCGTCAGTTTATCGACCGTCACGGCGGTATAAAGGCTTTTCAGTGGAAACCTCCGCTTGAGCCGGTCGGTCTGTACCGGTGCGACGAACATAAGCTCACCCCGCTCGGCGGTGACAACTATTCACTTTCTCTCACTTTTACCCAGGCATTTAAACCATGATCACAAATGACTACCAGAAGCTGGAACCGGGTAATGCCGTCCGGCTTTTTGAGGTTGACGGTACCGCATTCGGTGCGCCGGATATTTTGCGGTTCCATGCATACAACATCCCACATACAGAGGCAGAAATTACTGCCGCTGGTGGGGATCCGGAAAAGTTACCGGCGAAATCAATCTGGTGGCAGGGTGAAGAGTACTGTGCGTGGCCGGTGCAGATCGAGGGTCTGGAAGCTTCAACAACCGGATCCGGTGCGCAGCCGAAGTTATCGGTGGCAAACCTCGATGGGTCAATCACCACGCTCTGCCTGGCATACGATGACATGCTGAAGGCTAAAGTCACGATACACGATACTCTGGCGCACTATCTGGATGCGGTGAATTTTCCGGATGGCAACCCGTCGGCAGATCCTGCCCAGGAAAAAGTCTCGGTCTTTTATATCGACAGCAAATCCTCGGAAACCAATGAGGTTATCGAGTTTGATTTAGCCAGCCCGATGGATTTGCAGGGGGTGTTGATCCCGACGCGGCAACTGCATGCAATGTGTACCTGGTGCATACGTGGCAAATACAAATCCGGTGACGGCTGTGATTATGCCGGTCAGAACGGGTATTTCGATAAGCACGGCAATCGTGTGGATGATCCGGCTCAGGATCAGTGCAGCGGCATGCTGAATACGGGGTGCTTTCCCCGCTTCGGTAAAAACAATCCGATCCCGTTCGGCGGCTTTCCGGGAACATCACTACTGAGGAAATAGGGATGCGCAAAAATATCCGGGCAGTCATTTTTTCACATGCCGAACGTGAGTATCCCCGAGAATGCTGCGGGGTGATCGCGCAAAAATCCCGGGTGGTGAAATACTTTCCCTGCCGCAATGTCGCGGTCATGCCGGAAGAGCACTTCGTATTATCACCGGAGGATTACGCCGCTGCTGAGGATTGGGGGACGGTGACCGGTATTGTGCACAGCCACCCGGATGCCACCACTCAGCCGTCAGAACTGGATAAAGCACAGTGTGATGCCCTTGGCGTGCCGTGGTACATCGTCAGCTGGCCGGAGGGGGATCTGCGGACTGTTCAGCCGCGCGGTGAATTGCCGTTACTCGGTCGGCCGTTTGTGCTCGGGTTTACCGACTGCTGGGGGCTGGTGATGAGCTGGTTCCGGCAGGAGCGCGGCATCGAACTGCCGGATTACCGGGTCGACTATCCCTGGTGGGAGCAGGGTGAGAACCGTTACGCCGATAACTGGCGGGAAGCGGGATTTATTCAGGTTGATGATCCGCAACCCGGTGATGTGATAGTGATGCAGGTACAGGCACCGGTCGCCAATCATGCCGGTATTCTGCTGGCTGATAATATGCTGCTGCATCATTTATACGGGCATTTGAGCCAGCGGGTGCCGTATGGCGGTTATTGGCGTGATCGCACAGTTATGGTACTGAGACACAAAATATTCATGACTGACTGATCCGTTATGGCTATTCTTATCAGTATATTCTGTTAATTGGTGAAATTATGAAGAAGATACTAACTGTTACTATTGCATTACTTTTATCTGGTTGTGTTGCGCGGCCAACAAATATTGAAGTACAAAATGCAGATTACGGTGAAAAACCCAGTAAAGAACTATATGAATCCAAAGTGAAGTCATATCAGGAAGGTCAATTAAAAGACCCTATGTCAGCAGTATATTCATTCAACGAGCCAAGGAAAGGTTGGTGTATATTCAATAGCAAAGTAAATTTTGGTTGGATTGTTGATTATACACTTAATGCCAAAAACGCATATGGTGGTTATGTAGGGGCGAAACCAGAGTTTACTATTATACAAAATAATACTGCATGGCACATGCCATATTATTTAAAAGATAATTGTGGTTACCAGTAATATTTAATAACCCGCTCCGGCGGGTTTTTTTATGGGGTAAATATGTCACAGGAAATAATGGCAAAAATTGAACTTGGTGGTGTGCTGGGTAAAACCTTTGGTAAAACGCATCAGCGGCTTGTCTGTACCACGTCAGAAGCCGTCCGTGCATTGTGCTGCACTGTTCCAGGCTTTGAGCGGTTCCTGAATACCAGTAAATCACGAGGCTTAACTTACGCGGTATTTCGCGGGGAAAAGAATATCGGGGTGGATGACCTGGGTTTTCCGGTAACTGACGATGTCATCCGGATTGTGCCTGTGGTGATCGGCAGCAAAAGCGGCGGGTTGCTGCAGGTTATTTTTGGCGCGGTGCTGGTGGCTGCCGCCTTTATTTCTGGTGGTACATCACTGGCTGCATGGGGGGCTCTGGAGACAGGGTTAGCAATGACCGGTGCATCCATGATATTGGGTGGTGTTATTCAGATGCTGTCCCCGCAGCCAAACGGTATAGCCATGAAAGACCAGGGCGAAAATAAACCGTCCTATGCGTTCGGTGCTCCGACGAACACTGTTTCTCAGGGCTACCCTGTACCGATCGGTTACGGTAAGCGCCGCATCGGCGGAGCCGTTATCTCAGCCGGAATTTACGTCGAAGATCAGCAGTAATCCTTTCTCAGTTTTTCAGCAGGAAATCCACAATGACACCAATCACAGGCCGCAAAGGTGGCGGCGGCAGCCCGCGCACGCCCGTCGAACAGCCGGACGACTTACAGTCAGTTGCAAAAGCCAAATTGCTGATCGCCCTCGGTGAAGGGGAATTTGCCGGTGATCTGACCGGGAAAAATATCTTTCTGGACGGTACGCCGCTGCTGAACGCTGACGGGTCGGAAAACTTTCCCGGCGTGGTATGGGAATACCGTCCCGGCACTCAGGCACAAACTTACATTCAGGGGATGCCGGCGGCGGAAAATGAAATCACTGTTGGGACTACCGTGCAGAGCAGCACACCGTGGGCGCACGCATTCACCAATCCGCAATTATCTGCTGTCCGCGTCCGCCTTAAATGGCCGTCCCTGTTCCGCCAGGAGGATAACGGGGATATGGTCGGTAACGAGGTGGCATACGCCATTGATTTACAGACTGACGGCGGGAGCTGGAAAACCGTTGTGGACGGACGTGTAAAGGGCAAAACAACTTCCGGTTATGAGCGTACTCACCGCATTGATCTGCCACAGTCGGCCACATCCTGGACACTGCGTGTGCGTAAAATCACGGCAGATTCTAACAGCGCCAAAATAGGCGACACCATGGTGCTGCAGAGTTACACCGAGGTGATTGATGCCAAACTGAGGTATCCGCATACCGCGCTGCTGTATATCGAGTTTGACTCAAAACAGTTTAATGGCTCTATCCCGCAGGTCACCTGTGAGCCGAAGATGCGTATTATCCGTGTACCGTCAAACTATGACCCGGATCACCGGACGTATTCCGGTACCTGGGACGGTTCGTTTAAGTGGGCATGGACCAATAACCCCGCCTGGATATTTTACGATATTGTGGTTTCCGATCGCTTTGGCCTCGGCGACCGCATCAAAATGCAGAATATCGATAAATGGGAACTGTACCGTGTTGCGCAGTATTGTGACCAGCCGGTACCGGACGGTAAGGGCGGCAGCGGTACTGAGCCGCGCTATATCTGTGATGTGTATGTCCAGGATCGCAATGAAGCCTATACCGTACTGCGTGACTTTGCCGCTATCTTCCGGGGCATGACCTACTGGGGCGGCAATCAGATTATCACCCTGGCGGATATGCCGCGTGATATTGATTACAGCTACACCAAAGCCAACGTGCTGGACGGTCGTTTCACCTATTCCGGCAGCAGCAGTAAAGCCCGCTACTCCTCCGCGCTGGTGTCGTACTCCGATCCGTTAAACGGCTATGCCGATGCGATGGAGCCGGTGTTTGAAAATGAACTGGTTTACCGGTTCGGCTTTAATCAGCTGGAAATGACGGCAATCGGTTGTACCCGGCAGTCTGAGGCCAACCGCAAAGGCCGCTGGGGCATTCTGACCAACAACAAAGATCGCGTGGTGACATTCGGCGTGGGGCTGGACGGCAATATTCCGCAGCCGGGCTACATCATCGCGGTGGCGGATGAAAACCTGTCTGGGAAAGTGACCGGCGGCCGTGTCAGTGCGGTGAATGGCCGGAGTATCACACTCGACCGTAAACCGGATGCCGCTCCGGGTGACCGGCTGATGCTGAACCTGCCGTCCGGTAAATCACAGGCCCGTACCATTCAGATGGTCACGGATAACGTGATCACCGTTACCACGGAATACAGCGAAACGCCGGAACCGGAATGTGTCTGGGTGACAGAATCAGACGAGCTGTACGCCCAGCAGTACCGGGTGGTGAGCGTGACTGAGAATGATGACGGTACGTTCACGATATCGGCGGCGATGCATGATCCGGACAAATACGACCGGATAGATACCGGCGCGGTACTCGATGAGCGTCCGATCAGTGTTATTCCGCCCGGCAACCAGTTCCCGCCGAAAGATATCACTGTCAGCTCTTATTCTGTCGTGAACCAGGGGATCAGCATTGAAACCATGCAGGTTACCTGGTCACCGGCAGAGAATGCCATTGCCTATGAGGCGCAGTGGCGGCGTGATGACGGTAACTGGATCAATGTGCCGCGTAATGCCACCACTTCATTTGATGTGCCCGGGGTCTATTCAGGCCGCTATCTGGTGCGGGTCAGGGCGATAAATGCAGCAGAAATCTCCAGCGGCTGGGGGTATTCAGAGGAAACCCGGCTGACCGGCAAGGTGGGTGATCCGCCGATGCCGCTGAACTTCCGCGCGGCCACACTGGTATTCGGGATCAAACTGAACTGGGAGTTCGGGAAATTCACGGAAGATACCCTGAAAACTGAAATTCAGTACAGCAAAACCAACGATGGTCAGAACCTGTTGCTCCTGGCCGATGTGCCGTACCCGTCCCGCTCTCATGAACTGGCCGGTCTGGCCGCCGGTACCGCGTTTTATTTCCGTGCCCGGCTGGTGGATAAAACCGGCAATCAGTCACCCTGGACTGAGTTTGTGCGCGGCGTGGCCGAGTTCGATGCATCAACCATTATTGATGAAGTGGCCGCCGGGCTGGGCGACTCTCAAATCATCAAAGACCTGCAGTCTCAGGCTGATGACAACTTTGAAGCCATCATAAACAACGCCAATAACGCCTACGGCCAGTGGGGCTACTGGCAGCGCGAAACCGGCGCGATGAAAGCAGAAATCATCGAAGTCCGCAACTACACAGTCACGGAAACGAAGGCACTTGCAGAGAAACTGGACGCGGTTAAGGTGACTGCAGACGACAGTTTCGCGATGGCACAGAACTCTATCCGCGCACAGTGGGATATGGCATCAGGTCAGGCATCGGTGGTCCACGATATGAAAGTCCGGATCCATTACAACGGTGAGGACTATTCCGCCGGCATGGTTATCGGGGCGGAGCTGAAAGGCGGGGAGGTGAACACGCTTATCGGCTTTAACGCGCAGAAGTTCGCATTTTATAACCCATCCAGTAAGTCGATGGATCTGTTTATGTACATGGAGGGCGGGCAGATCTTCATGCGCGAGGCATTTATCAACCAGGCCTGGCTTAATGAAGTTGTCGTTACTGACAAAATGCAGTCGGAGAACTATGTACCGGGGAAAACAGGCTTCCTGATTGATGCGAAAACCGGAAAAACAGAAATAAATGGGTCGGATGCTTCTGGTGGCCGAATGGAAATTAAGAATGACCAAATCCGCGTGTGGGATGAAAAAGGTCGCCTGCGGGTCGAAATCGGAAGATTAACAGGGTGAATATAATGAAATATAAATTGCTTATTTTATCTGTGGTTATCTTGTCTGCTG